CATTCAAATATACAACACCCAAATTATTTGTAGGTATAGGAAGTTCTGCACCAGAAGAAGAGTTTTGTACAACTCTTGCTAAAGCTCCACTTTCCTGACCTATCAAATCTTCGCCAATGATTGCATTTTGATCTACAGAAGAAAGAGATTCGAACTGAACTCTAGTAAGAATTGGATCATTTTTTCCTGTTGATTCTAAAACTTTAAGAACTTGTACTACATCTGGATAATCAAGAGAAATTTCTTCATCTTGAACTCTTCTTCCATAATATTGATTATAGATCAATCCATCATTAATAGTTTGTCCTGCGACAATTCCAGACTCAGTTTTACTAGAAAATGATACAATTCCAACTGTACTTCTTGTGTATTCTTTTACTTTACTTTGTATTCCTATTTTTTTCAATGTTGTGTTAATAACACTTGCTCCACCACCAGCATTTAATCCACTAATAGTTGCTGTAGACCCTCCACTACCTAATGCAAATTTATCTGAGGTGATTGTTCCTATTCCACCATTAGAATAAGATACTGTATATCTTTCTTGATCAAAGGATTCAAATAAAGAACTAGAAATTCCAGTATTTGATTGATTTAATGTTACAGTCTCATTGCTAATAGTTAAAGTTGATTGATTAGATATTAATAATTGTGAATTTGATAAATTTACAGAAGAAATATTATTATCTGGAATTTTTACATATAAAGATGCATTTTCACTATTTCTAAGTCGTGTTACCTTAAGTTTTGCATTATAAGTTCCTGCAGAAATTTGAGTTCCATTAACAACTCCTGTTGTTCCTTCAAGAGTAAGAGTTGACAAATCATCAGAAATATTTGAAATTCTGTTAAACTTTCGAGTGCCATCGTCATTAACACTAAGAATATCTCCAATATTCACTCCAGAAAATAACTTTCCTGGGGCAGTTGCTGAAGTGCCAGAAACGGTTACCTCAGTAATTCCACTCGAAAAGTTTTTAGTTCCGAGAACAGCATCTGCTGAAAATCCAGGAAAACCACTAGTGGCAGATTGAGCCACAGATTTTATATCATCAATTCCATATACAATAATTGATTTTACTTTTGCCGAAACTTCAGATCCATTGACAATCAGTTGCTCATCTGCAATAAATGTTCCTGAAGTTTGTCTAAGTTGGAATTTGTCATCAGCAGAATCTGCAACTACAAATCCACTAGCACCACTACTCTTTCCTTTTACATAAAATGATTCATTAACATTTAAACTTTTATATAAAGTAATTTCAGTATATGTTTGAATATCATACAAATATAAGTCAAACTTAGTAGAGTTTCCTTTATACTTTGAATCAGTCAGATTAAGAGTATAAACTCTAGCTTTTCCTATGTTTGATGGACTATTTCCTTTAAATTTATTTTTTAAATCTATTTCTATATTTTCTTCTGGTAATCCAGAAACATTATTTACTCTAAGCAAATTCCCCATCTCAAATGGGATATTTGTAAAATCTACAGTTTCAGTATCTCTTGGTTTTCTTACATCAATAGTTTGTGTATCGTCTAATTGAGATTCATATCCAAGAACATATGCTCTTCCTGGAGAAACTTGATAGCAAAGTAATTCATCTGTAGGAGTATTTCCATCATCTGTAGTTTCGTTTTCTAAGAAAACTCCATCATTATCAATTCTATCATTTAGGCACTCAGATACTGAAATATTAAATTCATCTACTGCGTAATTACCTGACTCATCAAATGTTCTTCTTGCAAACTCTTTTCCAATTACACTATAAATGGTCTTATCTTCTACTTTTTTTATTCTACCTTCATCAACTCTAAGAATCTCGACAAAATTAGTATCTTTATTATCAGTTAATAGTTTTTTTGATAGTTTTAAAGAAATTTTAAATCTATCTGCTCCAGGAGCAGCAAAGTTTGTAAATCCTTTAGCATTATCATATAAAGATTCATCATCTTTAGCATTGATGATTAATTCATCAATAATAAATCCAACTCTATACGATGGAGTATTTGTATAGTAATCTAATATAAGAGTTTGTTTTGGTACGTCTACAAAATATCCTCTTATGAAATAAACTCCCTCATCAACTGAAGCTGCAGATCCAGTTGAAGTCGCATTATTTGATATCAAAGAACAAAAAGTTGTTCCAGAATTGATTGTAGTATTACCATAAACTACATCTTCATCTGCAAATAAAGATTCTCCATCCAGAAACTCATCAGTTGAGTTGTCATCGCCTGCACGAGAATACTTTACATAAATGGTTAGATTTGTAACAAGATCATTGTCTGTAGTAAGTGCAACTTCTTTAATTACTGCAGATACACCAGATATTTGTCCCGTTACTCTCTTACCAATAAAATTTTTAATATAAACAGATACATCTACTCCAGAAGTAAAATCTTCAATTTTTACTGCAGAAAATTGGTCATCATATGTAACAGCTCCTGGAAGAACCATAGATCCTTCTTTGAAGAAATGATCTCCAAAAGATTCTATTTGATTTTGAAGAATAGACTGAAGAGTAGTTAATTCTCTGGATTGAACTGGAAATCCTGGTTTAAATAAAACTTTATAAAAGTTTTTATCCCCATCAAAGTCATCATAATATGGATTGATGTTTAAGTTTGTTTTTTGTGCCATCTTTTTTAGAATTCCAGAATGATTTTAACGTCTTCTTTTTGTCTACTATCACGAGTTACTGTAGGTCTGTTATCAATGTAAATTACATCCCCCGTCTTTTTATTTATCTCAGGATCTGCGAGTCCTGATACAAAAGTAACTCCTAAATCAATTCTTTTATTATTAATAATAATAAAGCTTTCATTTAAATTAGTATCAATACTGACTGAAGAAGTTCCTCCTTCGTCTTTAATACTAAGAGAATTTCCTGAACTAGAAAACTCTACAAATTTTGCATCACTTGCAACGTTTACATTATCACTCTGGTCAACATTATTACTGAAATATAAAGAACGGTCTTGATAGTACTTCAAAACTTTAGTTGTAGTGTCGTATGATGCTACATATCCTTTTGCAGTTCCGACATTAAGTATGGTTTGAGTTATTTTTTCTCCTATTGTTGGACTGCCAGTATAAGAATCTGCTAATTTTATTGATCCTAAAGATGAAAATGTATTATCAGTATAAATTTCAGAATTGGAATAATTTGTAGGATTTTTTATTACTCCGACTTGAGCAAATTTTGTATTTGTTGGAAAATCATTTGTTGAGGCATCAAATCTGGCATATAGAAGAACTCTATCAGCACCCAATTCTTGATATATATCAGCACCATGACCAGTGGATGGTGGAATAATTGGAATTAACTTAGCATTTCTATTTCCACCAGTAAAGTTGATAATGCCATAGGTGTATTCAGATCCACCATTGGTAACTTCTACATCACTAATTGATCCATCTTTTACGGTAATCGACACTTTTCCTCCAGTACCGTCACCTAAAATATCAATATCTCCCGTAGTTCCATTTGCATAACCATCTCCGGACTCTTGTATGAATACTTTTTTAATTTGTCCTGTAGAAGATGCCGCGTTTCTTACGGATACAATATCACTATTTTGTGTTGTAGTCCAATCATTTGGTAAAACAATATATTCCGTAGAATCAAATTTTATAATATCAGATGGTGAAGTCGTAAACAAATATTTCCAAACATATCCATCATTACTAGATCCAGCTGCCGTTGGAACATTTCCAGTGAAAGTGGGTTCATCTAAAGACTTTCCAGGACTTATTGATCCTGTAGATCCATTATCAATACAAATATAAACTCTGAAATCACTATTGATTACATAGTAATTTGAATCATATAATCTAGCCGATCCCGTAACTTCGGCAATAGTTCCTAAACTATAATCATGTCTGTACATGTCATAGCTAGTATTGCTTGTCCAATTTATTTTTCTAACAACTCTTCTTACATTAGATAGTGTTAATTTTTTACCAAATAATGCAGTATCTCTATAATGAGATCTATACTGAAAATTATCTACAGGTGCGGGAGTTCCATTTGTATCCCAATTATCAGTTCTACCAAATCCAGGATTTGGTGTTTGAGAATTTACAAGTCCCAAAAATGCATAGTAAGAATTGTTAGTTGAACCAACGGACGCCACAAAATTTTCAGCATTTAATATTCTAAATTGATCTGTTACTACAGCGGCCATATTATTAGTTTTTTAGATATTTATAAGATAATTTTAGGTAAAGCACCACTATTTCTTAATCCAACATCTCTTCTCTGAATAATTGGGTATGTAGATAGTCCCGAAGAGGCAGTAAGTCCACTGACTCCAATTGATATTGGACTACTTGATCTTTGGATTGATGCATTTGAGGTTAATTTGCCCCATGAATAATTTCCTACAGGATTTGAAGTACTTCCTGTAGTGTCAATTCCAGTAACATCTGAGTCTGATTTTATATTACAAGTTAAAATTCCAACAGTTCCATTACTACTAAATTCTGAAATATAGTAGATGTTGTCTGTAAATGTATTTCCTACAGAAACTATATTAGAATCAGAATCATCAACTGAAGTAATTCCATCCCCTTGAGTGGTGTTAAAAATATAAATTGGATTTCCTTCTACCATATTAGCAAAAGTACTAGAATTTATTGTGAATTTTAATGCTAGTGGATGTGAACCTGATCCTGAAGTAGTGCCAATTCCTGTTATAGATCCAGAAAATCCTTGAACAGTATTGAATTTTTTAATTGATTCTACAAAATCAGTGTTAATACCTGTCAAAGGATCTATCACAATACAATTGAAAGTATTTGTGGGAAGATCTAGACCATATGCAAATAATTCGGCATTATCAACAAAAATTTCATTATCTGTAGTTGAAACATCTTTAATTATTTTAGCAATAGGATTAATTTGAGCTTCTATTGAATCTCTAGTCTTGAATATTAATTCACCATTAACCTTAAATTCTGATTTTTGCTTTGTTAGAGACATTGGCAAGAATCTATCTGTCACAATTCCTGGACCAACATACTTATTAGTTTCAAATTTATCGGAGAAAGATAAATCTGTAACAATCCTGGAATCTTGATCTATAGAATTTGATGAGAAAGAAGATTTTCTAATTTGAACCACATCTCCACGTTCTATAGATGGATTAACGTTTGTGTTTATGTTAATATCAACGGATCTGTTTCCTGTGTAGAAATAAATTGCAACATCATCTTCTACTTTTGGTGCTGTATCAAATATAAAGGAAGTTCCACCTTCAAATACATAAGTTTCTCCTGGATTTTGTAAGATTCCATTTATGAATATGACCAAAAGATTACTTAAATTATTTGTAATATTGGATGTACTACTGCTCTCAAAACTTAATAAATCATTATTGTAGAATAGTGGGAATCTTTTTCTGGAACCATCTTGCAAATTACTAATAGAATCAATAAAATCTAACTCTCCAAGATTCCATGCAGAGAAACTATCAGAATATGTTTCTAAAACTGTAAATTCTGCTTCAGTAATTGGAGCATTGAGTGATTTATCTGTAACTAATCCAACTGCTTTAAATACATCTCCTTTTCTGAAACCATAACCATTTCTCTTGATTTTGAAATCACTTACTATGAATAAAGTTGATCCAATACCCGTGGGTTCCGATGAAGGAGATACTTCAAGATCAAGACGTAATCCTGTTCCAGTTTCTGTCGTAACTCCAGTTGATAGTCTAGAAATACCAATTACCTCAAGATTTTCATAAGAAGGATCCGATACAAATATTTGTGGATTTGTATATCCAGCACCAGCATTAACAATATTAAAGATTATAGTTCCTCCAGCACCAACTGTGGCAGTAATATTTGCTGGAGTACCAGTATGTCCTTCTTCAAATACACTAACTCCGATTGAAACTATACCATTATATCCAGATCCAAAGTTTGCATTTCCATAGTATGGATATGCACTACCAGAACCAACATAAGCATGTGGAATAGTACTAACTCCAATTTTTACATTAAAAGTAGTCTCAGAGACAATTCCTGTTACTGGGAATACATTTCCAATAGTTCCATCAGGGAATATTGTTGTAGTAATACCTGCATGTTCTGCACTACAAGAAAACTCTAAATCTTCCAGGTAAACATATTCATTATGTGGTTTAAGGTTATGATTTGTTCCTGTTGTTACTTCAAGAACTCCAGATTTTTCATCATATGAGGTTGTAGATATTCCTAAATCTGATGTAAATGTGGCAAATCCGATTAAAGAATTAATAGCACCTCCAGAAACAACAGGAACAACTTGTGCTCCTACTAGTGGAGCAAATCCAAGTCCAGAAGTAGATCCGAGAGATATAATTACTCCACCTCTTGGAGTTTCATTTCTATTAATATCTTCATCAAAAGTTAAAATATTAAAAGGAGATTCTGGATTTTTAAGTCCAGTAAATATTACAGAAGTAATTCCAGCAACACTATCTTCGACTAATGAATAATTATTCCCTGCATTATTGATTGTTGATGGAGTTTGGAATATATTATTGACAAACAAGAATGCAGTTCCAATTCCAGTTGTGTTAGCTAAACCAGTTTTTAATGTAAATGTTCTTCCAATTCCAGTAAATTCGTCAGAAATATCATCATAAACTTTATTTGTTGAATAATCCGATCTTAAGAATACTCTTCCACCAAAATCAGATTTTGGTGGTTCTAAATTAGAGTCATCTCTCGTCAAAGATAATTCGGGATTTCCTCTAGGAGGTGCTGTAAAGTGAATGTTATTATCTACAATATTGAATGCTCCTTTATGTAATAAAACTTCAGAACTATTTGAGTGATTGGTTGCGGCAGAACCAACAAATCCTCTTTCAACTTCAACTAAAGTTTCTGATCCTACATTTGTTATTGGACCAACGGATGTTGTGCCGAGACCAACATTGATAACATTCATAAATTCATCATCAATTTTTAAAACATCCTGAGGGTTGATTGTGGATATTCCAGTTAAAGGGAATATTGTAGTACCTACAGAAATTGCTCCATCAAGAGTATATGAAAGTTTGGTTTGAGCAAGTGGATATTGAACTAATCCATTTACTGTAATAAGACACTTGGAATTTTGTTTATCAGAAACAAATTTGTGAGCATTTCCTTCTCCTACTGTAGCTACCGTAATTCCTGTTCCTGCGTTAGCATTAGCAAGAGATGTTGCTACTTTAAATGAATTGTCATTTATTTTAATTGCATATACTGTTGATGGAAATTCGTCATTAGCATTATATCTCATGGCACTAACACCCGTTCCTACGAAAGTAGATCCTGGTACATATCTCAATTCCTGTCCTGTTACGAAGAAATGATTTTCAATGTTAAATGTTCCAGTAGAATAAGAAATTACGTTTGGATCTGCAGGTCTGAATACCTTCTCAAAAATAGGAGTTAAATTTGAAGTTAATGGGAATGATGTTCTGTCAATCCTATCTCCATTTATAGAATTATATTGAACTCTAAACATTTCTTCCGTGATTGGTCCATAGATTAGACTTGGGTAGATATTAGAAGTGTCATCTTGTTCGTATATTAATTTGCTCAGAACAGATATATTAATATCCTCATTAGTAGAATCTGGAGAATTTGGATAGAACTTGAGATCTATGTTAAGTCCATTAACTTCTGCCTCAAAAGTTCCTATTCCAGAGTACTCAACATTATCATTATCTATAGATGACATAAATGGCGATTGCTGTGTAAAAACATTTACACCATCATCAATTGTCATAACTTGATGAATTGCTTTTGTTGCACCAAAACCAACTTCTATTGTAGAATGTGATGAATTGAATAAATTTCTATCATAACTAAGAATTGTTTCTGAACTATTTCTTGCTGTAGAAAAACCTGCTTGATAGATTGCAGATCTTTCACTTCCGGCAGATTGTCCTGGTAAACTGAATCTGTGTCCGACTACATCTCCAGTAACATCTGTTACTCCAAATCCAATGATATTAGATTTAATTTGTGTTTCGACAGAACTATCATTTTCAAAATCAACTCTTAATTTATTTGCAGATAAATC